AGGTGAACTACAGATACTTACCATAGTTCACCTCCTATTGTCAACCTACATAGAGGACCAAGTCATTTGCCCTTGTTTTGTGGATACCCCTACTCTCTCATACTGAGTGTACCCAATAGCTCGTACACCATCGCTAAGGAAGTCCAGCAGTGCATATACATCCTCTACGTTATCCCGTGAGATAGTTACAGTCTGCATGTGTTGCATACCATCATCTTCATCTTCAACGTAAGTGAGTGTCACCTTAGCCATTATACCTATTACCCTTTGCTGTATTTCATACGAAGTTGGTCCCATTTGTGTAGCAGTTGGTCTGCGTCCTCTCCGTCACCATCGTTGAAAAGCCTATTCTTTACAAGAAGCATTACTACATCATCATACAAACCCTCGTACATAGCCTTGTAATCAGTTGCCTCCTTAGTAAAGCTCATTAGAACCGCACCTCACCACTAGAAATGTACTCCACAAAGTTAGTAACACCAACACTCTCAAGACGTACAATACGCTTTGCACCATTCTTGTAGATACTCAGCTTAACCTTGCCGCCAGAGCCATTGCCGATGTCCACTGCACTATCCCAATGTACTTGCTCACCAGCCTCTACAGTAGCATTGTAGTCTACTACGTTGGGTTCAGCAAAAGGTTTAGGCTCACCATCCTCATCAGTGAAAGGGCTGTCCCAAGGGCGTTTAGCGGTATAACGGTACAAACCATCCTCATCTGGACCTTTGAACATATCGTAACCCATTGACTTGTCAGGGATACCATCGGAAATCATCTGATCTTTAACCTCTTCAGTGATAACCATAGTCACCTTAGTCTGACCACCCTTAGATGCTACAGTACGACCTGCATCAGTATTATCATCACCCTTGTCCATGTTACGCTTGAATACTTGTGCGTACTCCATAAGTGCGTCATATACTTTGTACGTTGTTGATTTAGCCATTAGTTCTTCTCCTAAGTTGATTATTGATTTTCTGCCATAATATCTTGTGCGTTTTCGTATCCATCCCAATTATCTACACCAGCAGCTTCTAGTGCCAGTAGAAAATCTGAGTCCTCAACTAAGGAGTCATACTCTTTTTTAGGTATTGTGACCATATTATCTTCCATTAGTTCTTCTCCAATTTGTTTAATGCACACTTGCATATGTTTTACCAAAAGCACTTTCAGCACTAATAGGTACGTTTAAGTTAATCATCTCGTTTAGCTCATCAATACTCTTGTCAATAAGCTCACCGCACTCTTGTTGTCTACCCTCTTGAACTACTACAAGAAACTCATCATGATATTGCATTGCAACTGTCAGGCCCTTCTGCTTAGATAGGGCTAACCACTTGTCAAATACATACACACCAGTACCTTGGTTAAGAGTACTAAAGATGTCCTTTTCGTATCGTAGAGAGTACCAGAAACCACTTACAGGGTTATACAACCACATATCACCCTTGATCTTCTTAACCACTTGCTCATCAACTACTAGTCTTACAGCATGGTTACGTTCCCAGTATGCCTCAATTAGTGCTGAAGCTTCTGACCTAGACTTGCCCAAATCCCTAGCTAATGCAGCAGCACCAATTCCATAGATGCACGAGTAGTTAGCAGCTTTATAAGGTCCTCGCACATCTTTAACCCAAGGTGCATCGCCTTTGTTGTAGTTGTCGATATCTTCTTGAGTAACTGCACCTGCGAACTGAGCTAAGTCCAAATGCTCATCAAAGCCCTCTTTGCTCATCTCCTCAACGTATTCAGGATCATGACTAAACATATAGTGTCGCTTAGTTGTACTTTCAAGTGAGCTAAGGTCAGTACCACAAAAGACTTCTCCATCTGTTGCAATAAGGCAACCCCTAATCTCTTCTCCCCAAGCTACACCAACCTTAGGCATATTAGCGATAGGCTTCTTGTGCTTGAACCTAAGAGTATTAGTCAGGCCACCTACCTCAGACTTTACATATGCTTGTTGTGGTACATCAAAGGTATCACCTATCTTAACATAAGAGTTATCAATAAAGGCTTGGAACACCCCCATCCTATGTTGAATGATAGTTAGTCCCTCAAGTACAGCTACGTTAGGCTCCTTCTTAATCAGTCGAGTTACGCTACTGCATAGTTCACCCTTCTTTCTCACTTGTGGTATCTTACGTTCGTTACCCTCCTTGTCCTTCTTGTAGTCAAATGTTGTAGGCTTCCAACCTAAGCTATCCAACCAAGACTTAACTTGTGGTGGACTATTAGGGTTAGCATCCTTGTAACCTGTGATGACCTCAAGTACTCCATTGAAGTTCATGGGTAACTTATTAGCCTTCAGTAGAGCAAACCAATCAGTGCCAGCTACAGAGAGTGTACCATCCTTCTTGTGAGTAACCTTAGGCTTAGTCTTCTTAGTCAAAACCTCCACTTTAGGCATCACCTTCTGTAGCTCTAGTACCTTAGGCCCTTGTAGTGCTAAAAGCTCATCACGATGACGTACAGCCTTGTTAAAGTCTAGTGGGATACCAACAGCTTCTTGTTCAGCTACACAAGTAACCTTGAAGTTTAGATAGTTAATCAGTCGCCACTGTTCGTCTGTTAACTGTTGGCCAATACTCTGGGATTTCATGTTCAGCATATCCTAACCCATTCCAGAAGAGAACAATAGCAGCATCATTAGCTTTGTTCAAGTCTAGCATTTCATCAATACTCTCTAGTAGTTCAAGATACTTAGCTCGTACTTGTGCATCTGTTAAGTAGCTAACGTTCATTGTGACTCACCTAGAATTTTAAGGGTTTGTGACACACCAGAGTTATAACCAGAGTAAAAAGCTCCCTTAAGTTGCTCATACATATCATCTAACTCAGGGTATAACTCTGGGTAAGTACTCTTGTACCACTCTTCAAAGTTATTCATTGTATAGCTCCTGTACTTCTTCTACCAGATCATAATCAGTGTCTTCTTCACTACAAAATAAATAACCTTTACCTGATTCCAACCACACCCCATAGAACTTACTACTAACCAGTGCATCTACTACCCATATGTCTTGTGACCACACCATAGGACCAACTTCTTCACCATTACGCATCTTGTACTTCTTACCAGCTTCAATCTTCATTATATAGCTCCTGTAATTTACGCTTCAGTTGTTTCCACAAGTGGTAGTTAATCAGAGTATCTTCCTCACAACGGTGCATGTACACCTCAATAGGTTGCTCCGACCAGTCTGTAACTTTAGGCTTAGGTACTCCAAAGTCTTCACCATAAGAATCTAACCCATGCACACTTCTACCATGATTAAGGTACCATGACAAGGGTAAAGTATCAATAATCTTGCATTTAGTAGTTACCCCAAGTACCTTATTAATGGCTGGCAGGTCATACCCAATTATGTTGTGACCAATTAATACTGCATCATCACATAGCCCACCTAAAATAAAGTAACTGATATCACCAGATGTTGTTAGTGTAGTAACCTCATCAGGTGTATCTACATAACGATAAGACAGGCAATGTATCTTAGTGATGTTGTCCAAGAGGTTGTCAGCCTCCATATCGAAGATTACTTCACGCTCTACCATGAACCACCATTAGCTAAGTACTCCCTACCCTTTTCTGTAGTATACATGCAATTACGACCCTTTACAAACTCATTATCCTGTAGAAACTTAATAGCCTTATGCAACTGAGGTTCATCACACAGACCTTGTGTATCACCACTGAGTTGCTTTAGTACTAGTAGCTGATAATCATTCATTTGTTGTGTCCTTTAGGGTTGCTCTTGCAATATGCTGCATCATACCAGCCCTACGCTGACTCCATGCTTCATCTGTTAAATCTAGGGTTGCTGGCATGTCAAACCCCATGTGTCCAATCTCTTCTAGTGCTCCCTCAAGCTCTACAATCCGTGGGACTGACAAAAACATCGCCAAGCTATCAATTGCATCAATATATGCTTGTGCAATGTCAGTACGGGTGTATTCGGTCTGTACTGGGGCTATCCTTAAGCTAAGGGGCGTGTGGTTCCACGATCCAGTTGTCTTGTTTCCTGTGGCCCATATCTTTTCTGGTGCATCATTCATTTGTTGTGTCCTCTAGGGCTGCGTGGATGTCCTGCAATACGTGCCATGACCCATCTGTATTGTATTTTTCTTCGACACCTTCAGTCTTTAGCCACCCAAGTTCTATATCATTTGCGGCCCTATTAAGTAGGACCTCAAGCTCATCAATCCGTGCTTGGGCTGTTGCAAGCCTATATTCTGCGCCAAAACATCTTGCAGCCCATTCCTCTTTCGTCGCGCAATCAATCCCGTAACTCATTTGATATCTTCCATAAGTTCGCCATTAACCACTGTAAACGTAACAACAGTAACATCACCAATAGTTCTAGTGTAGGATCGTCCACCAGAAATACCAACAGGGTTACTATCATGTGTATGACGACTATAGTGGTGATGCCCTTGATTGTCAACTACAGTATCAAACGTAAGGTCTTGTACTGAGTCTGCATCTGATATCATAATCTGACCGGAGAACAAAGAGTTTAGACCAAAGTACTTGTTACCAAACTCAGGGTGTGGTGTATCTCTATAGTAGATATCTACAGGATACTTACCTAGCATCTGTGTAGTACACACGTATTTCACTGGGATACCATCTTGGTCCGAGTAGTGCTTTTCCACTGTTGTAGTGTTAAACAAAGGCTGATGTACAATAATCTTACCTTCAGGTGTTGTTTGAATAGTGTTCATTAGTTAGTATCTCCCTTAAATGCTGCCATGATATCGTCTGCAATATACACTACGTCAATACCGTTGTTCTGACGATTCACCCAAAGAATATCTTCAATCTTTTCGCGCATATCTGTGTTAAACAGGGCTGCTAGGATAGAGTCGGCTGCATCATCAGCGTATAAAATCTCCCCATTTATGTCTGAGCCGACGTTACCCTCAATAATGTCAATAATCTCGTCACGCATGTTAGTCATTAGGTAGCTCCTAGGGTAAATGCTGCCATGATAGCGGCGCGGTGGTGTGTGTTGGCCCAATCAACGGCACGCCCAAACCCACGAATATCTTTGCAGATCACGCGGCCATGCAATCGAACGCGGAATAGGTCGCCGTGGGTATGTGCAACCTGATAGCCGAACTTGTGGCCCCAATAGTTATTGCGGCGCTCAGGCATATCCAGCGGCGCAATCATGTCAGGTAGGGCTTCTAGGATAGCGTCGGCTGCATCCTCCCACCCGTTCATATTCTCAGGCATGTTTTCAAGTATATCTGCAATCTGGTCACGCATGTTAGTCATTAGCTTATTCTCCAGTCATAATCAAAAGTTAATACCATCATTTACAAGCTTAGGTGACTTAACTGTAACTTTCTTACTACGGTCAATCACTGGTGATAAGTCTTGCGTTGGTGTCAGTGTATACGTATCGAAACCGAATGTCAACTCCCCTGCAAAACCTGATCCACCCCCCGTTCGATTCTTTCTGCCTACAAAGACCTTAGTAGTGTTAGCTTCATCTTGGTCTTCTGCATTTGGGTCTCTCTCTAGTACTATCTCATATGCTGCACTCTGTGTCAAGCTCTTACAGTACTTAGCGTCACCATCTTCATTAGCATGAGCAATGATAACAATACCTACGTTAATCTCAGCACATAGACGCTTCATGGTATTAGCTAGGTCGGTTAGCTTGTTCTCTTTCTCTGATGTTGTACCAGTAACGAAGTCCTGAATAGGCTCAAGAAAGATGTAGTCACAACCCATAGCACTAACCAAAAACCTAATCTGCTCAATAATATCTTCAGGGCCTTGATCTACTCGAATAACAAACTGGTTCAGCCGCTCTGACTTACCAAGGATAGACAACTCATCACGAACCTCTTGGTCACGACCCTTAGCATCAATCAAATCCTTACGCGTCAGGTTATCGTTTAGCTCATAAGATACTAGACCCAACAGTGAACGTAGCTCAGTCTCCTCCCCATGACAAAAAGCAAAGGTATGACCTGCATCATAACACTTCTTCTCTAGGTAACGTACAAATTCGGTTTTTCCAATGCCTGTTGGAGCTAAGATAATAGTCAATGCACTCTTGTGGATACCCAACATCTTATGGTCTAGCCCGTCAATACCAGTCTTGAAGTACTCATAGTCAGGTGTCTCATCGTAGACCTTCAGGAAGTCTTCAGCAGTCGTGTTAATAGTCTCAGGCTTAATCTTCTGTGCAGCCCACCACGACTTCTTATATCCAGCGTAATCATCAGCTACAAGGAAGTCATTAGCGTCCTTATACTTACCATGATCTACACGATAGACCTTACCAGCGAAGATACGAAAGAACTGTTCAGCAAGCTTATCACCAGCAGGGTCATTATCTACGCTAAGGTAGACCTTCTCGAACTTAGCTAGGTATGTACGTGCGTTCTCCCAGAAGTCTTTAGAGGGACTAGCACTAGGCACTGATACAGTAGGGTAGTCACCCATCATTTGAATGACTGACAATCGGTCCTCTTCACCCTCAGTGACAGTCAAGATAAGACCACCTGCATAGTCATCCTGACCGTAGAACTTATCCATACTACCTGACGTTAGGATGTGTCCTTTGTCCTTCTTAGGGATAGATTGGTTCTTATGCTTAGTAGCCTCTGGATAAGTAAAGTGTACAGTCTCAGCACCATTGTTATCAGTGAAGTAAGCCCCGTACTTCTCCATGATAGTCTTTTGAATGCCACGGTGTTCTTTGTAGTAAGGTTCCAATGATAGTCCTTCCTCTCTTGCTTGTGTGTTGTTGAATGTGAATGGTTCTATCGTAACTCCATCGAAGCACTTACCAGTGCCTTTACTGTTGCCCCCACATGAGTGACACCAGAACATACCAGTGTCATTGTTATAGCAGAAGGCATCTGATGAGTTACAATCAGGTAGAGGGCATGGCTTGTGGGTAATCTCAGTCATAGGCCAACCCCCAACAAATCCCGTAAATCATCAAGTGCATCTTCAATCCATTCCTGATAAGTACCTACAAATGGGTCACTCCCCATGTACTGTACCTCATCCCACTGCTGCGTATTGTGATAGTCCTTTGATGCAGTCTTAAGCCTATGCTCTATAGTATCAATAGCACTTGATATCTTAACCTTGTCCATCATTTGTCTTGTCCTTTGTTACTTCTGATCCAAGTCTTAATATACTACAACTACATAGACTATACAAGTGTGTTAAATATGTTGCACTATAACTTTCTTTGTACCCTACCCCTTGAACGACAAGATAGGTTTACTATATACTTATTCTATCTTCTTATACAATTGTTTAATACTATTTGTTTATCTACATATTAGTATTAAGTAATTATAGGTTATAACAATAGTATAGAACAATTGTATAGAGAATTAATAGTAATAAGATATAACTACTGGTTAGAACAATTGTATAGAAGCATATGTAGCCTCCATACAATTGTTATTGTAGTTATTCTACAAATTCTTGTAGTGCCTTAATAAGCTTCTTGATATCCTCTTGTACCATGTATACTACATTATCTGAATCTATTTTTAGCTTAGGCGCAACCTCATCATCTTCATCTTGGTACCAGTGGAAACCTAACAGTACTGCATTATGTGACAACACACCTTCATTAGTTACAATAAAACATGGCTCTGTGTTAGTCTCAACTGTTTTGTAGTAGTCTTTCATCGTATCTCTCCTTTGTTACAGATCAAACTGATCTAAGTAATCCTTAAGTGTCAGGTACTCAGGAACCTCACCATCATTCAGTAGCTCTAGGCTTTTGTGTAGTGAGTCCAAGTCAGTCTTACCTTGGAACCATTCTACACTAGCATTGTACACTTGTTCAGTATAGATGTTATCAATCATTGTGGTGTATCCTTTGTTGGTTCATTAGGTAGGGGCATCCAGTGGGATAATTCTGCATGTGAGAAATGAAACTTGTTTAAGGTAAACCACCCGTGAGAATGTTTGTACTCCAACGCACCATCAATATTCCGGCAATTTTCAATTCTCTTTGGTGCGTCAGTGTAGCCTTTGTGGCTTATGCACCATACATCAAATACAGTCCCATCCTTGGGCGCTGTCTCAATTGGTTGCCATTGACCTTTATCAATCATTCTGTAAATCCTTCAGTACAGTATTCTTCAGCATCAGCTTCAGCAGCATATATGGAAGAGTTTCCATAGGTAGCTTGCATGTAAATCGCATTGTGCAGTGTACCCTCATATTTAGCATACAACAGAGTAGCACTATACTCAGTATACTCTCCACTGTCATCAATGACTAACTCAGAAGATATCTCAAATGTTGTAGGTACCCCCTCATGGTAATTATCCTCTGAGTCATACCAGTCGTGTTCAATCTCAATAATCATTTGTATCGTCCTCATCATCGTTAAATGCCAGTGCTACAATCAAAGCACCAATTATCACTAGGGTTACGTATAGCATTATTTCTCCAGTGCTGCTAGTCGCCCGCGCAATTCTATCTTGTCCATTGCCAACAAGCGGTTTTGTTCGCGCAGCCGTTCAATCTCGTCGGCGGCGATCAAACAACGCTGGTCGTGAGACACACCCGCAAGGATTATTGCTTCCGGCCTGTGAAGACCGCTGCGCAATCTTGATGTTATATCATCCATTAGTTAATCTCCTTACATGCAAGTGTAGTCCAGTCAGGTACACCATCTACAGTAGTTACAGTAATTTTGTAACTGTGAGTTACCTCTGATTCACGGCTGTTGTGGATGTACAGTTGGTACCCCCCATAAACAACTACCCCCTCTTCAATAATAGGCCCCTTAGTAACTTCCCAGTTGATGCTATACTCACTGTTACTACCCATGCTAATAGTAGTACCATCTTTCTTGAATACATAGGCAGCGCCACCATCAGGAGACTTCATCCACACAAAGTCATATTCCTCATAGATAGCTACCCAAGAGTGACCATTGTGGCTCGTGTATGTCTCACCAACCTGTAGTTTATTAGTGGTAGTCACTAGAGTGGAGTTACAGCACAAACATTCTTGTTCATCACCACTATCATTTATTACAGTAAGCCAGATACCATCAGTTGAAACTACCTTATAGGTACCACCCTGATGTAATCCACCACTATCATAGGATGTACGCTCAATCATATCACCTACGTTAAAATTAGTCATGTTATCTTCTCCATTATTTACCATTGTTTCTGTTACTACAATATAGACTACTGAACTTAGCTAGTCAAGTTCATAATTCCCTCTGTAATTCCCATGTGGGTCATTTTCCACTGTGGGTCATTTCCCATCGGAGGTCATTTTCCATCGTGGGTGTTTTTCACTATTGCAGGTTATTGATATCACCAGATTTATTTTGAGTGTTCTTGATTCGTTCCAATAAAAGGTGGTCAATACCGAATCGGATATATTTCATCTCATTCACAATAAAGTTATACTTAAGTAACATGACAATAATGTTATTGGGTGCAATTTTATTTGACTCCAGAACAGAATCAACAGAGTGACATTTAAGCAACACGATTCGCATTAAATATATTTTACCTGTTGCCATAAGTCATAAACTATGGGCTAGCGATTCGTTTGAGTGATTCGCTTTCTTCCTACAATATAGCAGAAAAACACTTGTTTGTTAGGTCTGGTTATTGCAGGGGATTCGGCGCTTGTAACCCGTTCACGATTCGTTCTAATGTATGCAGATCGGCTCTACCTTATGGCCTATGCAGATCGGCTCTACCTTATGGCCTATGCAGATCGGCTCTACCTTATGGCCTATGCAGATCGGCTCTACCTTATGGCCTATGCAGATCGGCTCTACCTTAAAATTTACGCTTGCCAGTTATCGCAGCATATGTTTAAAAGTCCTTAGACAATACGAATCAACCTAATCTGGAGTTAACCCGATGTTTTTTGTCACCGCTGGAAATACCAAGAATCTATTCAAGAACCAAGAATCCGCGCAAGTATGGTTTGACGCTGTTTGTGCGTCTGGAAAGGGTCACGTTTTCTTCTGGCAGGAATTGCCAAACTATAAGGTCATTGCCGAACGTAACCCCACAACAACAAACAAGGAGTCAAACCTATGAGCACATTCATGCTAGTTATGACAATCTTTGCAAGCGACGGGCGACAGGATATCGCGCTTGCATTTGATCTATCATGGTCCGATTGTAACGAGATTGCGTTCTATATTGAACAAGGTTTAGACGATAACACGGCGCAAGTGTTTTGCGAATTAGAGGGAAGCTACTGATGTATCGTGTGACTATCCTACGCTATAATGTAGCTACAGTTGGCCAGAGTTGTTGGGATTTTGTTCATGGCAAGGCTACACTTGGAACTAAACACTATTCAAAGAGGGTTAACTGATGCACCTATACACTGAAGCCAAAGCAATCGTATCTGAGGCAATTGAGCAAGTCGGGACTGATCGCGACGAACTGCAACAGTTTATCCATGAGTCATGTGACGGTCATGAGGTTACTATATACTACGGTAAGGCAATTGAGTTTTGTGCTACACAAGAAACAAGCGACGGTGAACAACGGTTAGAAGACTGTGGAACGATTGTGCAAGAGGGTGACACGTTTGGCGGCATCGCTTGCCGTATTGCCTTTGCGACGCTCTACTGTGCTTGTGAGCGCGTGCTAGATGAAACACTAGAAGAGATGGAGTCGGACGAATGAATAACGGATGGACAAACTACGGCGATGTAAACCCTTGGCATGGGCAGCTCTGGATAAAAGACGCTTATGCAGATTCCACTGAAGATTCTGCGGAATGCGTTGAAATTATAAGCCCCTGTGACTTTGAAGCATTAGCAGATAATCAACTACTAATCATGACAGGGTCACTCTACATTCCATTGCATGATACTGAAGCTATGAAACAACGTTTGGATGTTATTGGTAAGACTCCTAGCCTTGCAAATTGGGTAGACTATGCCCTAGCATCACATGCTTATGGTGGCATAGAGAAAGACTCGGAAACGGTTGCACAATTTAGTAAAGAGGTTGGCGACTCTGGGTCATATCGACACTATGTTGACCCCATGGAATCCGATATTGTATTGCATGGCAATAAGACAGCCCTAGCATATATTGAAGACAACTTTTTAAATTGAGTATGGAGACAATCTAATGAACAACTTTAACGATATCAACACTGGTTCTGGCTTTGAATATGACGATGGAATCTATGATCCTTGGGAGCGTTCGTTGTGTGATGGCAATGACTTAGGCGATGAATCGAATGATGATACACAAGGCGGGGAAAGCTAATGAGTGTATATATACATAACTCTAACACGGGCGATAAAGTCGCGCATTTCCGCCCTTTTGGTGAGACCGTTAACTTACTATATATCGTCTTGGGTATACCGGACCACGTAAAGTATTCACCTGATTTTAAATCGCGTGAATTGGCATTAAATTATGGCATTTTTGTTTATGAACTGGATGGAAACAACCAAGTTATCAGGGGTTTTAAAGATGAATAATCAAACGACACTCCCAAGCGATCAAGTGCAAGCGTTCTTGGATACGCTACAAGGCCCCTTTGAGGTTACATTCCTAACCAACGCAGGCGAAACACGCGAATACACTGGCGTTCTAATTCCAACGGGTTCGGCACAAGGTGAATCTATTGCCTTTGATACTGGTCAATTCGGGATTAAGCGGTTCAATATTAACAATGTGCTATTCATAGGGGTTATCTAATGAGAGAGTTTTATATTCAAGTTGAAGGTAAAGCAAAAGAAGGTCCTTTTGAATTAGACGTAGCACTGTCAAAGATTCCTTTTTATGTCCCTATTGTTGCAAAACGAATGGCGCTTGAGTCTTATGCCAATGGGGATAAATATAGCTTTGAGTTTCAATATGGATTTAATACTGCGAGAGTAGCAGTTGATTTTATAGGGGCTATTTAATGAAAGACGAAACAAGGATCACGCCGGATTACCGAATTGAATATAAGCATTGGGTTTGGTCTGCGGTATTTCTCGCGCCGTTCCCAGATTATAAGTCCGCAGACAATTGGCGACGCATGAACTGGCCAGATGCAAAACACTTGGAGGTTATCTAATGAACAACAATCAGACCAGATCGAGTCTCAATATGGTGTTGCGGGAGTATTATCTCGATTGGATAAACAATTGGATAAGTGTATCAGCGTTTGCGGGCTATCATGAATTGAGCATTCGACAGGCAAGGGATATTATTGCAATGGGGCATGACTTGCATGAGTCCTATTGTGATAAGGATTAGAGACAATGCGAGATTATTGCAGTCTAGCACGTAGGGAATTGACGCTTGCAAGTGAAGCGTTTGAACAGGGGTTCTATGCAACGGGTAGGATACACTTGAAAAGGGTAGATTGGAATCTAGCTGAGTATGATTATCTTAGCGGCTTTATAGGTCCACCGCGTTCGGATAGTACCTTAGCATTTTAATAGATTACATAAGACCTCACTGTAATTGACCTAACGGACAAAGGATTAGAGATAATGACATATGAACCTACATTGCGTGAAGTCCTCAATGCTAACGAGTATGAAGACACAAAAGACGATATTGATGACGGAAGGCGCTCTATATACCACCGGAATGGATACCTTGAAACTAGGGCCAACGCCAAGGAAGCATGGGAGTGGCTCAGGTCAATGGGCTTGCTCTAGCTCTACCACATAAGACCCCACCACATAGAATAGGCGCATTAGGTAACACTAGTGCGCCTATTCTCATGCCTGCTACACAAGTGCCAAACAAGCGCGTTACAGTAGCACGTTACATTGCCAAGGTAGGGTGACTAGGGTCAAGGCTTACATGGTCACGCAATAGGCTTACATCAAGCGGTAGTGACTAAGGCGTTATGATACTAGTAACAATTGGTTATGTAGTTAAATGAACGAGCGTTCAATTCAATTGCCTATTCTAGGGAGTATCCGATTCGGGGGTGTATAGGGCTATCCGCTTGCTCTCCTTGTCAATAGAAATCTTTAGTATATTCAATAGAATCAGTCATTTGTATCATTCATGCACCACTCTTGTATCTAATCACATGTAAATGATTCTTTTGCCCCATACGCATGTCAATACCTATGTTTATCCTACATGTACCATATATGTCACACCTATTGTAATCTACATATAGTGTGATTCGGGTGATTCTATACCCTGTCAAGCCACTGTATCTAGTAGCTACAATTGTGCAACACATGTGATCTATTATTTATTTGTGATGATTCGGGGGTTGACAGACAAACGTGGGACCCTATGAAAAGCTTGTCAATGATTCGTTGTGGCCTCAGGTACCCACCATGATTTCCTAGACAAATAAAAACAAAAATGATATAATGGATAGAATCACATGAAAACAGGGGAGACTACAAATGAATGAACTACAAAAAATAAATAATAAACTAGGGGGCTTTAGCCTTAGTGACCTGTTCACCTATGATCCTGACACTGGTATTGTTAGGCACAACCCAGATAGACCAAAGGAGTCATTTAAGGATGAACGTGGGTACAAGGTATGGTTAGCTAGGTCTTGTGGTCAGGTGGCTGGTTCTTATGGTCGTCTTGGTTACAAAAAGGTTGGACTAAGAATGGGTGGTAAGCTTGTGGGTATATATTGCCACAGGTTGGCTTTGTACTTATCAGGAGTAGAAATTGCAAAAGGTCTCCATGTAGATCACATCGATGGGGACGAGGGCAATAATAAGCTGAGAAACTTAAGGGTTGTGACCTGTCAAGGTAACTCTAGGAATGCAAAGTTACCCTCTAGTAATAAATCAGGTGTCGTTGGTGTCTGTTGGAATTCTTCTGCTGGGAAATGGCGATCTGCTATCAGGATTGACTATAAGCCTGTACACCTTGGAGACTACACAAACAAAGATGATGCTATCGAAGCTCGTAAAGCTGCTGAAGTCAAATATGGCTTCCATGAGAATCACGGTAGGTCATCTTGACAATGTAACTGTACTGGTTTATATTAACATTACAAACTATAAACAAAGGAGCTAACTAGTGATTAATCCAAAGGACATACATACAAGGGTTATAGACCAACGCATAGGGATGGGTATTGGTGGTATGGATACAGTAATGCGTGTGATTCACATACCTACTGGCATCCTAGTTGAAGTACCTCGTGTGTCTAGATCACAGTACTATGATCGTGATATTGCTATGCAGATGATTGAGAGTGCTCTTACACACCCTAAGATGATTAATGATAATGAGGAGACAAACAAATGAACAATATTCAGCTACACGTAGGATACATTGGCATTACTCGTGAGGGTAAACGTGTTGAGATTATCGAGCGGTCCTATGATATGGAGTACCCTTGGAATTGTAAGGACACAGACTACACTGACACTGGGGGGTATTCGCAATCGAGGGAGACAAATAACGATATCATAGGCCCATGGGTAGAGACACCTGTAGAACCACAAGTAAACTATAACGATGGTAATTGGCATCGGTGGGATGGAGCTACTGCTGAGTGTCCTGTTCATAAGGATAGTACTGTAGAGGTCACATACATGGATCAAGATGCAGGGATTATCATAGACTCTAGGTATGCACGTAACTATTGTTGGAACTCTGGTCACGGACCTATCCTTGCCTTCCGAGTAACCAGAGAGTACGTAGCACCTGTAGAACCTCGTGAGTTCTGGGTAGTGCCTGCAACTGGTAAATGCTTTATATCTAAACCCGCCTACACACCTGCTATTCACGTAAGAGAGGTCATCTAATGATATCTATAACCCTCGACTCTGTCTGTAGGTACAGCAACAAGAAGGAATACCGTAACATCAATCGTGCCAGTTGTACCTACAATGGTGATTACTATGAGTCTGTATCAGATGACAACAACATCAGGAAGCTAATTGCTCTTATGCCCTGTACAGAAGCCCATTCTAGTACTATTGTTAGTATCTCACGTAGGGGTACCAAGGTATTTGAAGATACAACGCTAAAAGCATGGTTAAACCCACAGAAGGGACAATTGAATGCAGGACTAGCTGCTTATAATGAAACTCATAAAGGAGCTACAACATAATGACTAAGATTGCATTACCTACAGATAAATTGAATGGCTGGTGTGATGACATGAGTATTGCACCAACAGAGGGTATTATCGATATCCTAGACGGGTATGACAATAGGTATGTAGCCTGCTATTATTATGATAAACAAGGTTGGTACGGTAATAACACTGACGAATATGAATTAGTTGCAGGACCTATGTACTGGATGAAAGTGAGTCTTCCCTATGAGTAACCTACCAGCTACAAACGTAGTACACTACGGAAATACACCCAAGGATCGCCTTGTACTAGTGTTTGGTACCCCTAACCACCATTTCGGGTTGAACGTGCTGTACAAGGCTAATTCATGGTACACAGCGTATTATAGCCATATTGATGAAGCCTTCTGTATTAATGGCGGTGATTGGGCTGGTCCTTTCATTCGTCCTATCAAATGGATGGAGATACCTAGTGAGTAGCTAGTGTGACATAATTACCACATAGTCTATATTGAGTAATCATTACAAGGCCCCAACAAGAGGGTCAATATTTATTTAATGCCTACCCCTTGACATACAATAAATCGTACCTATATACTTATTCTATCTTCTTATACAATTGTTTTATACTATTTGTTAAATTAATCAATTTGAATAAAGAAACATAAGTACTAAACAATAGTATAGACTAGTTGTTAAATAAATCATATTGATTATCCTACATATTGGTTAGAACAATAGTATAGAGTAACTATTAGGTATATGTAATACTGACTAGCTACAGATTGTAGTAAACAATTGTATAGAGAGTACATTATCTATCCTTTCTTTATTGTAGGTAAACAATAAGAGTATTGCTGTAGGCAAAGAGAAATATGTATAAACCTTTTATTAGATATCAACTAGTTATAAGATAATTATGTACTAGCCCTTGTAATATACAAAATAGTTCCTATATACTAGCTCAAGACGAACAAGAAACTACATATCTCCTCAACATTTACCTAGTGATGACAGTAGCTCCTTGTTCGTTTATATACTAGGCCACAGCCCCGCAAGGGAACGAACGTGTCACATCGGTTATGAATCTTGCCTAGCAGCGTGAGATAAAGAGACACAGCCAGCTCCAACTCTAAGCCGCATTGATGTGGTGTGAAAAAGAACGGCAACGTCGCCTAGATATACTTAGAGTGTTGCGGTGACGCTAGAACCATTTCACACCTCATGAGCGCGGAAGTGCTAAGTAATACGTTGGGCCTTCGGGTTGACAACAGGGGTAAAACCCACTGAACGGGGCAGCAGTATACCAGCGGCAGAATGGTGGCGTCGATCCCCGCGACCATGACAGACCGGATAGACGGTCAACCTATACTAAGCCGCATTGATGTGGTGTGATGTTCCATAGTTGGGTCCATGTGGCGCGGACCCTTATATAAGCCACCATCACACCACATGAGCGCGTTTGATATGCCTCGCTCTTTAAACATCAGAAGCATACCGCGTAGCGCTCCACAGCCAGACCGTAAAGGTCAATAGTGGACGGTTGGCAGCGGCAACCAATAACAAATCCCTTACATACCTAGAAAGATAGCCCATTGGCAGATAAACTCCCCTTTTGTGGTAAGATTGCTGCTCGTGTGAAGAAGCTTGAAGCAGATGGCCTAGCACGCACTAGAATCTTCGATGGTATCCAAAACTACCAGAATGCACCAAAGTCTATGGCTACCTTCTATAAGTTGTACCGTACAACTATGGATGAGGTTCACGCGGATACTGCTAGTGAAATTGGCGGTCTGGTTGTTAAGCAAGCTAAAGAGGGTGACTTCAAGTCCCAAGAGTTTTACCTCCGCTCTAAAGGGGGTTGGTCCCCTCAGTCCACTGAAATTCATGTAGAAGATACAGAAGTCTCAACTACAGCCCTTGATAAGATTAAGTCTATGCTAGGGAAGAAATAAGCAAGAGAGTAACACCCGATGGACTTACATTCTTCTGATCTTAAGAAGCTGCCAAAAGAAGATGTAGATAAGGCCCTTGCCCAACTGTCACCGGATGAGTGGGAAGAGTTGCTATACAATTGGAAGTTTTGGGCTAGGCCTAATCAACTAGCTCCTACTGATAGTGCTTGGAAGGTTTGGTTGCTCAACTGTGGACGTGGTTTCGGCAAGACTAGAACTGGCACTGAGTGGGTACGAGAACAGATCAAGCTAGGGTATGACCGTATTGCTGTTGTAGGGCCTACAAAGGGTTCTGTTAGACAGGTTATGGTCGATGGTGAGTCTGGGCTACTGAGCGTATGTTCTCCCTCTGATAAGACTTACTCAGGCGTTCACATTGGTAAGCCTATTTGGTCCCCAACTAATAACACAATCACATGGGCTAACGGTGCTAAGGCTGAAGTCTTTAGTGCAGAAGACCCTGAGAGACTACGTGGGCCTCAGTTTCAAAAGGCTTGGTGTGATGAGATTTGCGCTTGGACCCGTAGAGATGAAACTTGGGATATGCTCCAGTTTTGTATGCGTCTAGGTGATAACCCTCAGATTGTAGTTACAACAACACCTAAGCCTGATAAGCTCATCAGACGCCTTACATCACCTGAGATGGTAGACAGTGGCAAAGTAGTTATCACACAGGGTAGTTCCTATGATAACGCTGATAACATTGACCTTGATGCTCTTAAGCAGTATGAGGGTACTCGGTTAGGTAGACAAGAGCTATACGCTGAAATCCTAACTGAAGCTGCTGGCGCACTTTGGAACAAGGAGATGCTTGAGAATTGTCAGGCACCTGAGATTGAGGACGTACTTGAGTTCTCCACTACCTTAGCTAGAATTGTAGTATCTATTGACCCTGCTATTACAGCCAACAAACATTCTGACTTAACAGGTATTATGGTTGCTGGTATTGATATCAACGGTACTGGATACATACTAGAAGATGCTACAGGTAACTACACACCTGAAGCTTGGGCTACTAAGGCTGTAGAGCTTTATATTAAGTACAAAGCTGATCGTATCATTGCTGAGAGAAATCAGGGTGGTGACATGGTTAGGCACACGCTTAAGACTGTAGACGAAACAATCCCCATTACATTGGTACACGCCTCAAGAGGTAAGTACGCACGTGCTGAACCTGTATCAGCTTTATATGAGCAAGGCAAGATTAAACACGTAAGAGGTCTAATGGAGCTTGAGGACCAGATGGTTACTTGGGAGCCTCTAGACTCTATTGGTTCACCTGACAGGCTTGATGCTATGGTATGGGCCATTACTAACTTGCTCCTTAACAACAGGATACAGCCTAAGTTAGAACTCGTATATAAATCATCACAAGGCTTTTTGAACTAATGAGTGACTTATCAGAATACAAAAGCTTTGTTAGAAATAACCTACCAGCGGGTATGACTGTAGATGAGCAGTACTTTATTGTAAACTACAAAAGGTTCACTAATTACCTTATAGCTGATTGGTATCTGAGGTACCTAATTAACTTTGGTTATATCCCGTTGCCTTATTACCCTGCTGGTGGATTGATAGCTACAGCAAAAGCTGATTTTGATGACTTAACAGGAACTACCACAACTGGTGACGTTACTATCTCAAATGGTGAAGCTGTTTTTGGTGGTACTACTATTAGTCGAGTTACACTAACAGGACTTACAATACCTACAGGTATCTGGTGGGCGCACGCAATTATCAATGAATTTGAGTCAGGCTCTAGCAAGGTTCGGGGACTATCTTCAACGTATGACCCTCTACCTCTTCGCGCTCGTGGGTTGCATCAAGTCTATCAGCTTCCTGCACTTTCGAGTAGTACAAGCCTTGACTTCCTAGCATCATCAAACTTTGATGGTACACTAGAACGCTTACAATTGTTTGACCAGACTGCTGCACTTGCTGCACCTTGGGATATCTGGATTGCTGCTGGCCAGTCAAATATGGCTGCTACAACTGCTGGACTACCACTTGATAAAGTACAAGACGCTTGGACAGATCAGCGGTTGATGTACTTTGCTGGTGATACCACCGCTGCTCTAAATACTGTAAAAGACTCAATTGACGCAGCACGAGGTCCACTTGTAGCTGCGGCTATCTCTGGTGGAGCATTCTTAGCTGACCCTGCAAATAACGGTGTTTCACCTGCTCTAAGGTTTGGTCAACGTATTGTACAGTCAACAGCAACAAGCAGAAGTGTTGTACTTATTCAAACTGCTGTCAGTGGTACATCATTAGAAGGTGCAGATGCAGCTTGGAACCCTTCTGGCAACACCGGAGATGGTGCATTAGCTTATGATGCAATGTTAGCTCGTGTAGCTGCTGCTCTTGCTGTAGCTCCTGCTGGTTCAACCATCAAAGGTGTTCTTTGGGCGCAAGGTGAGGGTGACACTTCATCAGATATGTCTAGCTACCCAGCTTCTTGGGCAACTATGAGGTCTGCTGCTGAGACTGCCTTTGGTCAGGGTGAAATACCTTGGATTATCCTCTTAGGTCCAGCAGATGCAACACGTAGCAATCAAGATGAGTTCAGACGTGTTCAAGCAGCTATGGCTACTAATAGTGGGGGACCAGAGTCTCAACCTCAGTGTTACGTTGTAGATAGACCTACAGGTTATATGGAAGACTCTACGCATGTTAACGCTGCTGGTAATCGTATTGCAGGTGAGAGATTAGCTTCTTTAGCTGAATCATTACTGTAAATAACCAACGCACCTAATTAAAGGCTACAATAGTGAAAACCCCTAAGAAATCATTAGCAAAGCTTGAAATTGGTTATGGGGGTACTAACACTCGTTATGGCCAAATTCGTGGTGATGAGCTTCTACGTGAGCTTAAGGGCAAGAAGGGCATTACAAAGTACCGTGAGATGCGGGACAATGATGCTACTATTGGTGCAATCATGTATGCTACTGAGCAAGTTCTCAGGGATGTACCTAAGATTGTTAAAGCAGCAGATGAATCTGATGAAGCTGTAGGTTATGCTGAATATGTAACCTCTGTACTTGATGACATGGAACACACTCTTGATGACCATATCTCTGAGGCATTGTCTAGCTTAACTTATGGCTTTGCCTTCTTTGAGGTTGTATACAAGCGTAGAATGGGTCCTGACTTCAAGGATAAGAAGCGTCACAGCAAGTTCTCTGATGGTTATTGGGGCGTTACTAAGTTAGCCTCACGCGCACAGTGGACTATTGAGCCTTCTACAGATAGCGTTGATAAGAAGACTGGTGACTTGCTAGGTATTAGACAAGCATCTTCTCTGTTGGATAGTTCTAACAAGGGTTTTATCCCTGCTGATAAGCTAGTTCATTACCGTACAACGACTGTTAATAACGACATCTATGGACGTTCAATCCTTCGTAACGCTTATAAGAGCTACACATACCTAACTAACCTACAAGCTATTGAGGCTATTGCAGTTGAGCGTGAGCTACATGGTATTCCTATTGGACGTATGCCAGCAGAGTACTTAGGTGCTAGTGCTACAGATGACCAGAAGTCTATTAGGGCTGACTTTGAGCGTATGTTACGTGACCTAAAGAATAACGAGCAAGGTTACGCTCTACTGCCTTCTGACTTGTTGTTGGATAATGAAGGTAAGTCAACTGGTGGTGTAGCTGCTAGGTTGGTAGACATTGAATTGATTACCTCTAATGGTACTCGAAACATTGACATTGACCCTATCATTAAACGCTATCAACATGACATCTCTCGTTCTGTAATGGCTGAGTTCCTTATGCTAGGTTCATCTTCTGCTGGTTCTTATGCTATGTCCAAGTCTAAGACTGATTTGTTTCTACGGTCTATGGAGAGTTACATTAACTCCGTGTATGACATCTTGAATAAGCAATTGGTAGAGCCTCTTTGGATGCTAAATGGTTTCCCTGTTGAGATGATGCCAAAGATTGAAGCTGGTGATGTAGCTCCACATGATCTTAAAGAGCTTGGTTCATACCTTCGTAATCTTAATGGTGCTAACATTGATCTTAGTAATCAACCTGAGATTATCAACGAGTTGTTGAATACTGCTGAACTTCCTGAACTTGATGTAGAACTCTACGCAGAGTCACAAGAACAGAAGAAGGTAGATGCACAAGCTAAGATTGCAGGTATGAATAACAAAACAGAAGAACCAAAAGAGGTTAAGTAAATATGTCTACTGGAGGTTGGGATAAGAGGCAATGGGAAGCTTTACAGGATGTCACATCTTCAAATCCTGATGGTACTAAGTCTATTAGTACAGCTACCAAGGATAATATACTAGGTGTTGGCCCTCATGATTACATTCAGTATTCTTATTCTGCCACAGGTAATATAACTGACATTAGGTACTTCCTTGGTGCTTCTCAAGCTGGTGGTACCCTAGTTGCTAGAGTTCATTATGAATATGATGCTTCAGACAATCTAACGTCAGCAGAGAGACAGTTTCCAGTATGACAGTTAAGGGAATTATAAACTTACTTGATGGTTCCTACTTCCCAGCTTCACTTGTAGGCGACACACAAGTTAGTGGTATTGCTACACTTGACTTTGGATCATCAGCTAAGACAGCAACAGTTGTCATAACCGGAGTTACCTCAATAACATCTACTTCTGTTGTACTCCTTAAGATGCGTATTGAAGATACAGATAGTCATGTAGCTGAAGATTTGTTGATTGACCCGATTAGGGTTGAGGCATTTGCAATAGTAGCTGGTATTGGTTTTACGATCTACGGCACTATGCAAAACGCACCTGCAAATGGCAAATACAACGTCCAGTGGGCGCTAGTTTAGGAAAATACAATGGCAGTAGAGATTAAATCAGGCGACAGCACCGACCTTGTAGGCGTGTTTCCAGTTGGTAAGGGCTTGCGGGTTACAAACGTAAGCAGCGAAGGCATTGAAGGATTTCAGTCGTTGCCGATAGCGATTCCATTAACAAACGTGGAAGCCCCGAACGACGATCTTCTTTCATCTCTTGACGTGTCACAA